TATTCGCCACCTTGTGCTGTTTCCCACCTACCAGCGGCTTTACTATCTTCTTGCAGTCTTGTTTTAAAAATTTTGTGATACTCTTCTGAGTCAATAAGATTCTTTGCTTTACGACCAAATCTAATTGCAAGTTCTCCTGTGTGCGTGGCTTGTATAATTTTTAATTTTGGATTACGGCCCACCATCCATGCTGGCAAAAGGTAAGACGCAAATTCTGATTTTGTATGCCTAGGTGGCATATTAATAATTAATCTTGTTATTTCACCTGTTGCAAGTTTATTAAATTTTTCTGCTATGTGCCTGTGGTGGGACCCCTCTACAAATTCTGGCCACATACATTTTACAAAAGATAAGAAATCACTTTTTGCTTTTGATTGTATTTTTTTTTCTGTAAGTAAGAGCTGCATTTGTTTAAATGTTTTTCTTACGTCTGAGGGAAGCTTATCTATATTTACTTTATCTACATTCATAAAAATTTTTTAAAAAATTTTTTGCACCATCTTAGGTGTTCATAATGTTTTTAACAGGGAAAACTCTGTAAATCAAGCAATACAACCTAGAGTAGTGGGACCCCTTTTTACAGAATGGGGGATTGCTTTTTAGGAAGTTTCGGTTTTGGGGTTGGGGTTGGTACCTCTATGGGTCGGTGGGGCGCGCGAAGCGCGCCACAACCTGTGATTGATTGTTAGTCTAGTAATGTCATGTATGCGCTAGCATTCATTCTACTAAACTTGCTTAAGCCTTTACGTACTGTGTCGTAGTCCTCACTAACCTCAGCTCTTTTAATATCAATATATAGTTTATGTTCTTCTTCATTTAACATAGCTGATTGACCTGAGTAAGGGTTAGTTGTTTTTATATTTCTTTCTGTCATGTCATTGAATATATAGGATAAGTCAAGCATTGTCAACCTCTCGTTCAGTTATATTCCACCTACCATAATAACCGTCGCTATCTCTTACAGGGTCATTGATCGGTGTTTCGAGCGCCTCTCGTCTTGGCGCTATTGCAATGACTTGTTGCCAATGTTTATAAAAGAAATCAGTATAACAACTTTGACTACAAAACACAGACCAAACAGTATTTCTAATGTAATGACTACGTTGATTTATCTTTCTAGTCCTTAATACTTTGTTTCCTTTGCTACCTCTTATTCTGTCCTGTGTTTTATTTGTATGGCAGTTCGGACCATGGCACCAATTAAAAGTCATGTGTAGAATGTCAGTATTACAACTGCCCCTATTATTGCTATCATAAAATCTATGCCTTCCATTTTTTCCTTTGTTCCAGTTCCCATAATTTTCTGTCGTAGTGTGCTATCATTATTTCTGATACGACAAATAATAAAAAGCCTAGAACAAGAATGCCTAAGCCAATATATAATAGTGTGTTCATTAGTGCCTTACTTTCCAACTTGTAGTTGCAGTTCTATAATTGTGTGCGTCTAAATCATAATAAACATAATAAGGTACACCTTTTTTAGATGTGCCATATCTAGACTTATCATCATGTTTGCCTTTTCTTGTTATGTGTTTTTTGTGCTTACTTGCCCAGTAAGTTATGTAGAATGTTTTAGTCATTTATCCTCTTTCTGTTATAGGACTATCCTACA